TGGCATTTTGTAATATGGCATGAAGATGTTCTTAAATCTATGGGCATAAAGATCCTGAAATAATGTATAAATAGTAGTATGGAAAATTCACTATTTCACAAATTAGAGATTGAAGCATACCGTAAAGGTTTGCAGGCCAGATCTTTAGAAGCGCGCCGATGGTTTAGAAGTAAGACTAAAGAACTTAGTTCAACAAACCGTAGGAAGCTGTTAAGAGATCCTGCACTTCAAAGGAAAAAACGACCAACTCCTGGCGACATGTATATGTATTTTTACGATCCTAAGCATCGTAAAACATTACCTTATTATGATGCGTTCCCTCTTGCTATTATGGTTGAGCCGACACGCGATGGATTTTATGGATTAAATCTACACTATCTTTCACCGATGCTTCGTGCAAAGTTTCTTGATAAACTTATGGAAACTGCAAACAATAATAAATTTGATGAATCAACAAAACTTAATATTAATTATAATATGCTTAAGTCTGTTTCAAAATACCGTGAATTTCAACCATGTTTTAAACGTTACTTAACCAAAGGTATTGAGGGTAATGTTGCACGTGTAGAACCGCCTGAGTGGGACATAGCAATATTTCTTCCGACTGAACAGTTTCGTGGCAAGAATAAGACGCACGTATGGGGCGCATCGAAGAGGATGATATAAATGGCATTACCCGCAGGCATTGACGCATTAAAATCTACTATTGGTCGTAGAGGTGGTTTAGTAAAAGCAAATCGTTTTGCTTTGTATATCTCTCATCCAGGTAAAAAGCCTTCGTTGATTAACAACAATCTTGAGGGTATTGTAGGCAATGCAGCAAGGGCAGTAATTAGTGGTGGAAGTTTATCACTATCCAGCTTTTTTGAAGATCCTCGTGATATGTATTTGTTATGCGAATCAGCAACTATTCCTGGTAGGCAGATTGCAACGCAAGAACATTTTACAAACTTAAAGGCAGTCAAAAAACCATACGCTTATATAAATGAAGACGTAAATTTAGTATTTCATTTAACAAATGATATGTATGCATGGGACTTTTTTAACTCATGGCAAGATATCATACTTAATCCGAGAGGAACAAAAGGTTTACCATTCTTAAATGATATAGGAACAGAAGTTCTTATTCAAGTTATGGGCAATACTGACTTTATTCCTGTCAAAACAATTAAATTATACAACGCATATCCTGTAACAATATCTTCACTTGAACTTTCTAATTCTTCTGAAAATACTACTTTAAGAGTTAGTATTACATTAGCGTATGAGGATTGGGAAGCTGTTGGTACTGTGGATGGATTAACAAATCTAGCTGGCCGCGCTGGAGATCTTATAAGTAACTCAATAAACCTTGTAAGAAATATAGGTAAAATTTTTTAGGAGTGATGTGAAATGGCTTTACCAAAGCTGAATACCCCAACATATAATCTGAATATACCATCAAATGGAAAAGAGATTAATTATAGACCGTACCTAGTACGTGAAGAAAAGATTCTGATGATAGCAATGGAATCAGACGATATGATACAAGTAGAGAATGCTTTACTTGAAATTATAAAATCATGTGTAACAGGCATTGATGTTAATGAACTAACAAGGTTTGATAGCGAATATGTCTTTTCAAAGTTAAGAGCAAAGTCAGTAGGTGAAACTGCTAAAGTAGCTATTAAGTGCGAAGATTGTAGTCATAGTAATGAAGTAGTAGTGAATATAGATTCAGTATCTGTAACTGATATTCCTTCTACAAAGATTGAATTGTCAGATAATACTGGCATAATTATGAAGTTCCCTTCAATGAAGGACTACAAAGAAATTCAAAAACTAAAAGCTGATAATAATATTGATGCTTTATTTAATGTGATTATTTCAAGTATTGAGAGTATTTACCAAGGTGAAGATTTATTTCATGCTTCATCACATACACGAACTGAGTTAAATGACTTTGTTGATAGCTTAAATTCAGCACAGTTTAAATTAATTCAAAATTTTATTACTAATATGCCACAAGCATATATTAATATTAATTTTAAGTGTGAAGAATGTGGACATGAACATGATACTGAATTGAAAGGTATGGCCAATTTTTTCGGATAGCCCTTTCTCATAATAATTTAGTTAACTATTATAAAACTAACTTTAGTATGATGCAGCATCATCAATATAGTTTAACTGAATTGGACATGATGATGCCGTGGGAAAGGGAAATTTACGTTGCTATGTTAATTGACCATTTGAAAGAAGTAGAAGAGCGAAGTAAACAAAAAGGTTAAGTAAATAAAATGGCCGATCTAAACGACGTAATAAAAAGACTGCGTGCAGAAGGTGACTTAAGTCGAAATTCTGGAACGCATTCTATTAAGAGTGTTAAAGAAATCCTTTTAGCAGGACAAAAGGCTTCTTTATCTGATGCAGAAGATCGGCGTGAATCTAAACGCAACGAAGAAAAACAGCTAGAAATTCTATCAGGTCTATCAAGTGGCGGAAGTCTTTCTGCTAATGATGCCGGTGGTGCACAAGCAGTAGCAGGTAAAGGTGGATTACTAAAAGCAGCAGGCGGATTACTATCTGGAATAGGTATTGGTGGCGGAGCTCTTGCAGCTGGTATCGGTATCATGGCAGCCGGTGGTGGATATTTACTAAATGAAGTAGGAGAGATGGATGCTGAATCCATCAAAAAGAAAGTAACAACTCTTTTAAGTATCGGTGATTCTTTTGAAGGTGGAAACTGGGAAGTATTAAAAGATGGTGGCTCATTTGCATTAGCAATGACTGGTATTGGTTTAGGACTGGCTGCATTCTCTATTGGCTCTGGTGTAGCAGCTGCTATAGAAACCTTTACTAAAGATTCTACATATGCTACAACAATTAAATCTCAAGTTAAAGAATTGTTATCAATAGCTGAATTCGTTGCAGGCGATTCTGGTGTTTTAGCTCAAGCAGCGTTTGTAGGTAAAGGTGCTTCGTTCTTAGTTGCAATGACTGGCTTAGGTCTTGGTTTAGCTGTTTTCAGTGTGGGATCTGCAGCAGGTAAAGCTGCCGAGTTAATTAAAGCAGAAGGCTGGGCCCAAAGTATTAAGGACTCTGTAGTTACTTTAATGTCTATTGAAGAAACTGTTGGAGGCGAGAAAGGATCTAGTTTTGTAGGTGAGAGTGCAAGATTCTTATTAGCTATGACAGGTATTGGACTTGGACTAGCTGCGTTTGGTATTGGTTCTGCGGTAGGCGGTTTAGGTAAATCAATTACTAAATTTAGTAGTGGATCTGATTGGTCACAAAAGATCAAAGATAACATTATTACTTTAATGTCTATTGAAAATGAACTAGGAGGTAAGGCAGCAGCTTTTGGAGAATCAGGAACTTTCCTTGCTGTTATGACAGGACTTGGTGCTGGACTCGCTGCATTTGGATTTGGTTCTACTGTTGTTGGTGTCTCAGAAGGTATTAATCACTTTACAGGAGTCGAAGGAGAAAACTGGGCTCAGAAAGTAAAGGATAACGTTAAAACTCTAGTAAGCATTACTCCATTATTAGACGGTGATGGAGAAGGAAGTAAAGCAGGATTATTCGCAAGTGGTCTTGCTAAAATTGGTTTAGGACTAGCTGCATTTGGTGTAGGAAATGCATTCGGTCATTTAGCTGGTGCAGCATCTGCTATCTTAGAAATGTTTGGTGTAAAGTCTCCATTCACTCAAGTTATGTCTATTGCAGAAAAATCTGATGAACTTACAAAGGGTGCAGATGCTTTAACTAAAATTTCGGCAGCATTAGAAACCTTTAGTAACATTAAAATTTCAAAAGTAAGAATAGATTTTAAATCTTTAGCAATGGATCTTGGAGAAGCTATTCCGTTTCTTACTGCTTTGTCAACAGGTGGTACACTTGACCCAAGCTGGTGGCCAACAGGTGAGCTTGACTTTGGTCCAGAAGGTAAAGGCGGATTACTTAATCCAGATTTAAAACTAGATGCTCTTTCAGCTGCTATACAAAAAATTAACTTTGTTTTAAGTGGCGGAGCAGGCACAACGCCCTTAAGTGTTGAGCAAATTACTGAAAGTGCTGGAGCAACAAGTGTTGCCATTGATGCCGCAACACAGTTAGCGGCTGAAGGTGTTACTGCTGCAAATGCTAGGTTACAAATGCAGTCACAGAGAAATCCCCATGCTCCTTCAAATAATATTGTTAATAATAACACTAGTAATACAAATATAGTATCTAGGCAAGGTAGTAATAATGGCCGAAGAAAAAAGGTTGGATTCCATCAGGGAAATTAAAAAAAAGGGAGCCGAAGCTCCCTTTTTAAGTTAAGCAGAATTAGCTAACTTATTAAAATACGATAATGAATCATCGTCATCTGTATCATCAGCAGCTTGTGGCGTAAAGCTAGGTTGCTGAGGTGCAGGTTCTGGTGCAGTATTAAACGTTGGAGCTGATGCAGTTTCATCAAGAGATACAGCTTCCGCAGTAGTCATTACTGCTCCTTCTTCACCAAGAACTCGATTTAATTTAGCTTTGAGCTCATCATAAGTTTTAAAGTTCTTAGGATCAGTAATCTCAGCTAGACTATACAGAGTATTATATACAGACTCAAGTTTAGCATCATCATCATATAATGCACGTTGACCAGCAAACTCAGACTTATCATAGTTGCGATATCCAGCAACTTGTTGGATCTTAAGTTTAAAGTCAGCGCCTTCCCAGAAATCATAAGGATTTACAGGAGTTTCATCGGCAAATGCTGGTTGCATAACATCCATAATCTTATCAAAGATTTTCTTACCAAACGTATAAAGAAATACTTTACCGTCATTGGAAGGATTAGATGGATCAGATACAACCATAATGTTTGACACATAATGCAAACGACGTTTACGATTACGTGCAATTTCTTTGTCTTCATCACGACCAGAATTCCATAGAACACTGTTCATTTCTGAAACAGGATCGTCTTTACCAATAGTAGTCAAAGAGTTTTCGATATACCATTGACCAGTTGGTCCTTTAAAACCATGATCCCAGTAACGGACCCATGGAAGATCTTCACCTGTGGGTGCAGGCAAGAAGCGAATAACAGCATAGCCATTACCAGCTTTATCAACAGTTGGTTTCCAGAATCGGTCATCAACATATGATTGTTTTTGTGAACCACCGACAGCCTCAGCTGCTGCTGTAAGTGATGCGATATCAGTACGATTACGTTTTAGATTTGCAAAAGACATTTATATTTTCCTTGTATTGCAGTGTATGTTTATGTGATTTGATATGGTTATTATAACACATATCGCCTATGATGTAAACACTTTAAAGATAATTTTTTTCATTTTATCTGTATTCACGTTCATCAATAAGCTATATTTCCGGATCTTACGTGACACATCTGGCCACAATATAGGATCCGAAACCGTCTTGTCCGCCCTACTCATAAAGCTAGTTAACTTATTTAGAATAGCAACTGACTCTATATTTATATCATTAGATAAGTAGGCTTCGACAACCTTTGGATATTGGTTGCCAAGATCGAACAGCTGGTCAAAACTTTCAACGTTTACTTTCTCAAGATCTTGTTGAAAGTTATATCCCATGGACTCTGTTCTTTTTTGCCAATCACGATATACCTGTTCATCACTAAGCATATCGCCAACCCAATTATTATCTGCAACAAAATGTGCAGCATAGTAATTGATTAGCTCGGGTGGTGTATCAAACATTCTACCAACCTTTGCAAAGAAGTATTTGTCTTTACGTTTCCAAAAGGTTTGTGGTTTAGCAGATGTTTTATAATTATACTTTGGTGCATTATAAGACTCATTCTCAAAATGCAGCTTCAAAGACTGATAATATCTGTAAGCTTCAAAGGGTTCCATTCTCATACCGGTGTTCTCTCATATTAATTGCACGATCGATGTATACTATATGCCATTCTTTGGAGTATACATCAAGAGCAGCAAACGATTCATGTGAATGATCTGCTGCATCCATTAGACTATGAAATCCAGGTGGCATAGCATCTAGCTGGCCAATAAGATCTCGATTAAGAGTTAAACACCTTTTTACCTTCATGTCTTTTTCATCCATGTAAGTAATAGTATATACTCTGTTTTCAAGCATCTCTATTAAGTCGAATTTATCATAGTGCAAGCTCATATGGGAAGTCTGGCTCCTCCGCCTTTTATTGCATTTACTTCAAGTGCTTCAGCTTCAATCTTACTTATAATGATTGGACTCAATAAGCGCTTAATATCTTCAGGTGGTAACTCACGTTCTTCGCATACAATAAGTACTGCATCAATATAAGGAACTGTTAGTTCTTTTACTTTCTCTTCAACCATTGTCGAAAAACGTTTCTTTGTTATAATTGGGGTACTATTTTCCCCATTTGTAGAAGTGGTGATCGTCGATGGTTGTAATGTAATCAAGAGATTTGCTCCAATATGGTTTAATGTTTTTAGAGTGGTAATGAGTACTACCGTGAGTTATATCGAATCCTTTATTATATAAGTCAACCGCGATTACTGTTCGGTGCAATGCATCTAACCAGGCATCTGGTTCACGAGGTTTATCTGATAGACCATCGCAATACCAACTGAATTGACATTTGTTTCTACGAATAGATCCATCTTTATTTTTTACACTTTGTTTAACTACGTCGCAGGTATTATTAGGATACCTTTTGTCAGCAACACGATTAAGAACTGTATGAGTTACAGCAATACTACCATTCGGTGATTGATTGCGTGACTCAAAATACGAGTTCAAAACCAAACAGTGCATATCTACAGACTCAAATGAAATTGGTGTTTCTTCAGCCTGTGCTTGAGATGAAATGAGGAGAGAGATAGCAACAGTAAAACACTTTATCATTTGTCTAGTATCCTTAATAGAATACAGTCGGTATTAATGCGACCGTTTGGTTTTGATTCTTTTGTAGTCAACTTACTCCATGCAGTATTAATCTGCCTAGGAGTTTTTGACTGAGCAATTTTAATGAAGTCTTCAGGTTTACGTAACCTGATCTTCCGAGAGTTATCAGGATCAAACCCTTGAAGAGTTGTCCCTTTAACTGAGAACCCGTCCACTTTTCCTGACACGTATTCGGTAATTTCTCGTGTCTTGGCATTAAAGACATATAGTCTATATGAGCCAACTATTGAGATTGGATTGATAGAGACTAACTTATAGTCATTATCTTCCTTCTTGTACTTCATATTAACGACTTGCTTATCTGCCGACTTCACACGAGGTTTACGAACCTTACGTGTGGCAGCACTTGCAGCTTTCAGTTTATCACAATCAGCAAGCATCAATTCGACGTGTTTAATACGCCGTCTCATAACAGAACGCTTGATATGTGAATAGCCTTCCACGGCCTGGTCACAGCGCTTGTGATAAGCATCGTTAAAGTCAAGAAGCCATCCCTCAAGTACTCGGCGAACGGGTTCAGCCGCTTTACCTGTTAGACCGTGGTAGCGAAAACGATTATATAAATCGAAGTCAGCTTCTTCTCCACCGATCCACGAATCTTCCAGGTCATCAAGATCAGACATAATAGTATTATTAAGCTTCTCTTGATATCGCTGAAGTGGAGTTAACACGACTACATTCAACTTTTCTTCTGCTATCTCAGATTTCTCTGCAAGTATTTTTTTACCTGCATCAATGGCAAAATCTAAGAAGCGTCTGACAGCATCATGACCATCATAAAACGACTCTACTTCAACTTTCTTTACGCTGCCATCAGCTTGATATTGATTCTGAATAATCATACGTTTTTCAAAATCAAGACCGGAATTAATCCAGTGCATACAGGCAGCGATATGTGTTCTAACGGTGAACACATAATCAGGACATGCCAAAATAGCCTTTGCATCTAATTTAGAGCAGTTCTTTTTAACGTACTCTTTCATTAGCTTGACTCCATCTTTACGATCGAGATCAATATGAAAATAATCTTTGCAGTACATAAAGCCTTTGTCGATAGGTGCTGCGGCAACACCAGTCTTCGGTCGTCTTTTTACTACTACTGCTTTTTTCTTACGCATAGCCATAATGTCATCTCCTCATTTATAAGTTATTCTAACACAGTTTAAAGGTAATGTACACAGTTAATTTGCGTTTTAAACAACTTTTTTTACTTTATCAAATAGGAATGACCTCCACCCTTGAGCATTAACATCATAACATTTGATTGCATTGATAGTTGCATCAACGCCTTCACGAACATTACCATCGCTCTTTGGATGTGCTGAGGTTGGAATAATATCCATATTCAATGTGCAATCCATTTCACGTTCATCGCCATTTACCTTTGTAAAGGTGACAGTAATTACTCCTTCACGAAGTTGTTTTAAGATCTCGTCTCTAGTCATTCACAATTCTCCTTTTTCATATTGTGCATTAATATATTCGCTATATGTCATTACAAAGATTTTTTTATCTTCTGGTTGACCAGCCTGTACCCAATCATCACGATTAAAAACAGTGCATTCTAAAATCATTTTTTCTAAATGATCAGCTGAATCACGTATTGCAGAAACAATATTCCATAGATCTGTAATACCAGTATCTAAATTCCCTGAACTAACAAGAGAATTAGTATTTGGAATACAGTGAGCTTCAAACTCATTAGCAATTACAGTATGCCAATCAGACTTTGATGTCTCAACTGGATCATCTCTGCCTTCAACAAAAACATCTGTTTGAATGCCTTCACCATCAAGTGAAGTATAAATGTCAACTTCTAAGGGCATTTTAGCCTCTCCTCATTCTAGCGTATTCTTTTGGATCATCGCCTCTTCCGACCGGAACGAGGTTTGATTTGTGCATTGTTGCGATTCCGACAATGTAGTTTCCAGTATATTGACTAGTTTGTCGTTTAGGCGCGTTGCCGCAGATGACGTCCGACGTCGGGATTGTGCGATCGCCCTCTGTGTTGCGTTTAATCGATTTGGCTTTTTCAAGTGTAACGTTCTCCTTTTTCCTTGATCCATTTGGATCTATTCCCATTTTACGAAGAAAAGCTTCATGCTCTGCTTGGGCCTTTTTCCAACCAGGAGATTTCTTCTTCTTAGATTTACCATGGACTTGAACGCCCTGTATCATATGCATGCTCATTCTGTGTATCTCCTATCAACGGCAGAAGCATCCCACACATATGGCAGCTTCTTATACTTTGGTCCAAAGATAACGACATCATCATCGCCAACTTCACTAAATACACGATCATCATAATCGCGGTGGATATAAACTGGACCACCAAAGATCTTGTGAGCCCTAACGTATTCATCTCCTCTAAATCCTACATAATGTATGGTCTTCATAACATCCTCCAAACTATATTAATCTGCGCCTTGGTTCTTCGACGATATTGTCTGGCAAAGTTTAGGTCCGGTTCCCTCATTTGCAAGACGCAGGTTAATATAGTTTTCGTGGGAGAGGCTTACTGCAGAACCTCTCCCCTTATCTACAATCTCGTTAGTAGCAAACGTCCGGGTTTCCATTCGGTACCGGCTAGTATACCCACCTAACAAAACCTTGTACATTGGTTGCTAGGTTTTTCGATAACAACTAAGATTAATCCCAATCGTTATCGAATCTTGTAGTGGCGCGCATTGTGTCGCCATAGTACTGATCAGCATACTTAGATGCGTCAGTCCATTGATTATAG